AGATTTTTACGCTTAGCTTTATCATCGTCTAACTCTTCATCAAAACCAAACCTCTCTTCCATTAAAAAGTTTCTCTCCTCTGGTGTTAGATGTGATTTAGTTTCACGATAATATTCATCTAAGACGTCAGAGTCATCCATTACTGAAATATCTCTGTTTAACTTTACGTAGTCTTGTATATCACCACCTGTTTCGTCCATAAAATCTACAAGTTTTTGTATATTTTCAGGCAGTGGTTTTCCAGTTGCTTCAGCTTCTTCAAGAGCTTCTTCAACCTCCTCTTTAACCTCAGCTGCATCTTCGTCGGTTATTTCTTGAACAACAGGTATCTCTTCTTTTACCTCTTCTTTAACCTCTTCTTTAACCTCTTCTTTAACTTCCTCTTTTACAACTGGATCTTCATTAACTACGACCACCTCTTTTTCTTCGACGGGTTTTTCTTCAACCTTTTCGTCTTCTTTAGGTGGATTATTTAAATTAACCTTAGTGATAGAATCTGGATTATTAGAATAAGTTTTTTTTCTCATCTTAAGTTTACCAACCTTGTTATCAACCTTAGGTTCTTCCTTTATAGTCTCTTCGACTTTATTTTCTTTTTCTTTTGCCATAATAAAATTTTATAAAATATTAAATATCAAATCGCTCTAAATTTGAGCCTCCCGTAAGTATATCATTACCTGATGACTCAAACTTTTTAACCGATTCATCTGTTTTTCTCTGGTCTATCATTTCTTTTTGGTGTTTTGCTTGTTTATCAACTCTTTGGTCTCTTCTATCTTCTCTCATAGATTCAACTCTATCTGTCTGCTCCTTTTTCATACCCTCTAATTGAGTGTTTAATTGAAATTCGTATTGCATCAAATCTTTCTTTACTTGAGCCTCCTGTTTTAGGTATTCTATTTTTAGTTGATTTCTTGTTTGCTCTAATTCAGCTTCAGCTTGTGTTTTTGCTTGATTCTTTTCAACCTCAGCTTGAGCTGCTACTTGTTGAGCTTCTTGATTAGCTTGAGATTGAGCTTTCATATTCTCTTGCTGCATCGCTTGATCTCTCTCTGCTTTTTTCTTTCTCTTAACTTTTAATAGTTGATTAGCTAATTTTATATTTCTGGTATCTCTAAGATCTATAGCATCATCTAAATCTATTAATTGCTGTTGAAGGGCCATTTGAATATTGTTCTCAAGTATTTGTTTCTCTTCTTCATCTGGCATTAATTCTATAAATATACCAAAATCATATAGATGTAGATTTTTCATCTCATCCAACGTAGCAACATTATGAGCACCAATTGCTTGAATAAAAGCGTTTTTAGTTGGTGAATACTCTAATATATCCGCTATCCTTAAAGATAAACATTCAGCAGCTTGAGCTGTTAGATAAAGCATAGATTGTAATATATGTCTAGTTGCTGTGTTTGAATTAGCAGCAGCTAGTTTCTGTACGCCAACTAAAGCGTTCTTATCGGGCATACTGCCATCTCTAGCTTCATTTAATCCAGTTACATCTCTTATCATCTGCATGTAATAATTATATGTTTGGATTAAGCTTTGTATTTTATTTCCTCCAGCTCCGTTTTGTATTTGTTGTATTGGTATTTTACCGGGATTAGGATCTCCTTCGGATGTAAAACTTCTACCAATAACACTACCAGTTTGGAAGAACATGTTTAAAGCTTCCTGTGGATTATAATTCGTTCCGTTGCCTAAATCAATTTCAGCTAAACCATCAGCATCTAAATAAACACCATCAGGCACCATACGTGCCATAACTTGTTGTAACTTTAAATGAGTTAATTGAATCATATCAGCAAAACCAGTTACTCTACTAACTATAGATTCTATTCTACCCTCATACATTCTAGGGGCTACTATTTGATAATTCATTTTAACTCTACTAAAATCAGAATCTGATCTCATCATGTTGGGTGACATTCTCCATCTTAAAAGTTTGTCAGCGCCAACGACATAAACACCTTCGTATAGAGTTTCAATTACTCTTTCTAATTTACTAAAATCACCTTCTAAGTTTTCCGGTGGATTAAATGTGTCGTCTTTTTGAATAACTTTCTCAGCGCCAGTTCCAGTGTTTTTTAATTTATAAACACTATTCATATATGTTTTATAATTAAAGTAAAGAACTGTTACTTTATTCTTATCTGTGTTAGCTTTTAAATTAGCCGTATTACTACTATTCTTTGTTATATCTTCTATTTCACTTTCGGATAATTCAGGAAATTCTTTTACTAGTTCGTTTATAGGTATGTCTTTAACTTCTCCAACGTAATATATGTCATCAAAATAAGGTGACTCAGTGTAAGAGTAAACTAAACTTGCTGGATCAACATACTTAACCTCAGCACTACTACTAAAATCAAATGTTGTTTTTGTAGCTCCAATACCTATTGTTGTTAGGTCATATAAAACTCTTCTTTTAGTTAAATCGTAATCACAACCTTCAAATAAAACATTTAACGCCTGTTCTTCAGCTAACTCAACAGCTTGCTTGTAGTTGAGTTGCATATGTAATGCTAGCTCCTCTTTTGAATCTGGCAACTCCTCTGGATCATTTTCGTATAAATCTATATTGAAATTAGCTTTTGCCATGTCGTTATAATCCTTTGACTGCATATCTCGAATTATAGATTCCATGTATTCAGTTCTTTTGCTAACGCCATATTGATCTTGTGAAGGGGGGAGGGAAATAGAGAGATAATTCATTTTTATATTTTTGAATTGACTGTTCGCCTCTAGCATACAATCTTAATTTGTGGAAGTTATTGTGATTGCCGCTAAACTTATTGTAGCTATCTGAAAACCACTCTTGTTTTATAGCTCTTGCTACCTTTAAACCATAATCTTCACTTACCTTTTCTAAATCACTAACTGATTGAGATGGAAAGTTTATAATAGACTCTATCATAATACTTATTTAATTATTGTTGAGGAAATCCCCTTATTATTATACTTCGATATATTTAGGTTTAATGGGGTTTTTTCTAACTTTGGATTTGGTCGGTATAAATGTCTATTGCAAGCCATTATTGCTAAACCCGAACTTATAGTTGCATCGTGTTTAGTTCTTTTATTTATATCAAATTTAGACCAATCGTTTAGAGTTTCATTGAAGTACATTGTACCATAAGTACCATCTTCAATTAAACCAACGTGGTCATTTATATACATTTCAACAGCGGCTGCATGAGCCTGCTTTATATCTTCACTTGAGTTTGGTATTCCACCTACCTCCTTTTCTGCTACAGACAGTTTGTTCCAAATCTTATCTGGTCTATTCATACTAAAACCTCTATATCCTCTTCTTCTAAGATAATACAAAAGTCTAGGTTTATTATTCTCCGCTAATATTGGCATACCGTAAAACACTAATGCCATCAATATATCTTCAAAAAATATCTCAGCCGTTTGTGGTCTAGCTATGTATTCTAAAAAGAAAGTATTAGCTGGAGCATCTTCCATCGAAAACTTAGTTAATCCGTGCAAAGCTCCTTTTGACCCAACTCCATCAACAGTTCCTGATATATCATACGAGTCACAGCCAAAAGCGCCCATATGTTCATTACCGGGATACTTTACACCGTTCTTTATGATAACGTTGTTTTGTATGTTACTATTAGGTATCCAACTAATTTTAAACCTACCATTTGGATCAGCGTTGAAAATAACCCTTGTGTCTTTAATGCCACTTGCCCATTGAAAGTTACCAGTTGTTAACACAGATGAATTTCTATTTCCCTCGTTATAATCTATTTGTTCATATATTTTTATAAGATTAAATAAACTATTTTTCGTTTCATCTCTAAACGCGTGTTCTTCTGTTCTAGGAAACTGGCGATAAAATTCATTTAAAGCATCTTGGTCATCTTTTAACCCTTCAGCTTCATTATCCCAATGATCTATAACACCATAATCTATCTCTAGTCCATGTGGATCAAATGTTTGTTTTTCTGGAGTATTGAAAGTAGGTTGTCCGAATTCATCAATGAATCCCTCGTAATTCCATTCCATAGGAATAAACAAAGAATATAATCCTGACTTAGTTTGTCCATTTCTATTTCTCTTGGTAACATCTGAATTGTAGTATAAGTTTTTAAAATTATCACCTCCTTTATCTAAAGCATTACTTGTTGATCCCATCATACATTTACCTATAATCCTACTACCTAATCGTAAACAAGTTTTTGTAACTCTCCAGTTGTTTTTTATATTATCAGGTCTCTCCCATTTACCACTCTCATCATGTACTAATAAAGAGAGCTTTTCACCGTCATAACTATTATCACCTGTATTTTTCCAATCAATAGTTGTATCTAATCCCTCCATATCATCTTGCTCCTCTCGTTCCCTCATTTTCTTACGAGTAAACTTTTTAGCAGGAACCCTATACGCTAACTCTGATTTTGGACGATCCATACCGTCTTGTATTGGTTTAAAGAAAAATGGATAGTTTAAACTAATAGGTACAACTTTGTCTGTAAACATCTTCTTAGCATCAGCACCTGTTTTAGAAAGTATCCCAAATCTACTATCACCTGCTAATGTAGCTAAATTAACTGTTTCTGATGAACTCATAAAAGAAAAACCGGAACGTCTATTTTTTAAATAGCACATCCCATAACTTCTTTTGTCTGCTTTGCAAGCCTCCCAGAATATAAAGAATAATCTATTTGCCTCTCTAAAATCAGGAGCTCCAACATCAATCTTACTCCATTGTAGATACATATAGTGTGTACCTGTTAAATACGTTGGTTTACCATTATTCATGAACCAAAACCCCTCTTCTCTTCTTCTAAACTCTTCGTCTATATATCCATAATGTTTTTCTTTAAAATCATCTGGATACCCTTGCCAATCAAATACAGTTTTTATTCTCTTAAAATCAAGGTTAGCAGGAAATTGTTTCCATTTTTGCTCTGACTTTATTTTACTGCAAGAATAAACTTCATTTGGTTTTTTTGGTAGTGCTATTTGAAGACCTTGTATTTCAAGTATCTCGCCAATCTGCCCGCTTTTACTAATAACAACAATATCATTTTCCTTATTATAACCATACTCCCATTTTTTAGACTTA